AATTAACTGGTGAAGATTTAGAAAAAGAATTAGAACGTCATAAGCTATTCCAAGAATATGTTGGAGGCCATACTGATTATTATGAGGATGCCGATGAAAATTGGACCCGTGATCCTTCATTAGTAAAACCACGCGAAAGCTGTGAGATTTATTATAAAATGGAGAACAAACCATCTGTTGATTTTAAGAAGTTGACAGAGGGCGAGATTTTTGGTATCCTTCGTAATCCTTTCTGGAACTGGTGAAGCATGAAAAAGCTACGTTATACTGATGATATAAACGGATGGGCAACTATTCGTACAATCACTAGAGAACAAGCAATAAGACATCAGCGAGAATCTGCAACAAGGCAGGGTTTCACTAATCTTGATGAAGAAGAATTGCTATTAGATTTTATTGCTATTAATTGGGCATATTGGGTAGACGAGGACGAAATAAAATGAAATACGGTGGCGGAAGACCAGCAAATAACAATTGGTACGATAGACACCAGGATATCAAACCCGGTGATTATATCCATGTGAGCTACTATTATTACAAAAGCTACGCTCATGAATACGAACAAGAACCTTCAGAAAAGAATTACCTTGTCATAGACAAAAAAACACAATTTCTTAATGACGAAGGCGTGTATTGGGAAGTTAAAGAGATCCCATCCGATAAGGTTATTAAAGAATATCGACTAAACGTAATGACTTCTGTACACAACGAATGGACAGGTGAGAAGCGTGCTCAATTACGAAAACTAACCGAACAAGAGATAGCGCAAATTAATAGCAATCCATTCTATACAATTGAAGGGATTCCGCCACCAACCCATCCAGACGATATTGTATTCCATGATCCAAAAGGTAAGTATCCAAAATCCGGTAAACCTCGTAAATACGATGATCCTAAGCCGGGAGAAGTGTGGCGTAATAGCGAATACGGAATGTATAACGATAAAATCACAATTAAGGATTATGAATTGTGGGGCTCATCGCTACCAATAGCTATTTCATATACACGTGAAGGGGATGATACCGTGTATCGTAAACCGCTTGATTGGTTTAAACGATGTTTTCATAGAGGGTAAATAAATATTTATTTCTATCTAATTATGTACAGTAGATGTCTTGCTAAGATACACCCCAAAATGGTATAAAATGAAGTTAAAAATAATAGAACAAAAGACCCTTAAAGAAGGCAGATCAAATAAGTCAAAAGTTATAGCATCAAATATTGCTAGAGAAGATTATGAATAACTATTTATACTATTTAAGGATTCAATATGAAATTGATTATTACAGAAAGAAAGATAGAAGAGGTATCTAGAAAAAATATTGTAGATACTCTTTCAGACAAATTAAAAAAATTTGTTAAAGATATAATTGTAGGCAATAACATTAATATTAGCCAAAAAAAAACAGATTCCTATTATACTATTGAAATAGATGTTACACCATTGATAGATAATTTAAAAAAAATTAGTCCAAAATTTTCTGTTCCTCTTAAAAAAATTGTTATAGACCCATCTATAACTTACATGGATTTCTCAACAGAGGCACCTGGATATTTTTCAGACGGCGCTCAAATGATTTATGTGAGAATGAATCTTGGTATAACCCCAACAGAACACGAAATTTATAAAGAAGTTACATCTGGAAAGAAAAAGGCTGACCCAGTTAAATTTCAAGAAGAACTTGAAAAGATTCTTAAAAAGAAATATGATTCTGAATCAGAGAAGTCAAAGAAGAAAGTTTTATATATGCCTTCTTTTGAGGATTTCAAAAAGAGACTAGCAATACCAGAATTTACACAATCAAATACAGTAAATAAAGAAAACTTAAAACTACTTGAATCAGCTAGTGCAGCGCAACTAAAATCTGCGGAATTTGTAGAGAAAGCTATCAAAAAATGTACTCCAAACAGTCCAGAGAGACACGCTATTATCAATAAAGCGTTTGAAAGAATTGGAGACAAATTTTCTACTTTAGTGCATGAAGTCGGACATGCAAAGCAATATAATAGAGATAGAGACAAAGAGACAGACCCAGAAAAAAGTCCAAGAGTTAGTCAGTTAAATTCTTTTGTTGCAAATTTTGATAGAAAAACAAAAAAATTTATTAGTAATAAATTTGCTATGCCAATAATGCAATTGTATAGTTATACAAACAATAGATTTTTTGATGCAACGGACAAAAGAGATGATTTTGAAAGATTTTTTTATTTTTCTAGACCTATTGAAATTGATGCAAGATTAAAAGAAGCAAGGCTAAAATACAATTTTCTAAGAAAAGAAGACAAAGAAACAGCGGCTCTCAAATTATTTGAATACATAAAAAAAACCGAGGAAGGATTTGCTAAAAGAATAAATATAAGAGCTTATTATCAAACAGATGAATTAGCGACAGAAGAACTACAAACAAAATATTTATATAATTTTTATTATCTTATGAAAGAAGACGCAAAAGATATTTTTTCCTTAACTCCTTTATTTCAAGAAGAGCTTGACACGCTTAAAGCAAAAGTTGATGATATAGATAAAAAAATAAAAATGAATGTAAAAATTGCGACAACTGCATCTGAACATGATATCAAAAAATATAATTATTTCTTGACAAGAGATAAAAAATATATAGATTAACCCAAAGAAAGCTAACAATAGCTTGACCACATACTCCCACTCTGCTAGTATGCCGAGTGGGAGTTCTCATTTAGCGAGGTTAAAATGTCTCAACGCAAGAAGCCAAGTATACAATTCACTTCACTGCATGCACATTCCACGGCTGGTAGTATATCTGATGCCTTAGCCTACCCAGATGAACATTTTAACTTTGCGTACAGTAACGGTTTGTCTGGGATGGCATTGACTGAGCATGGCAACCTTAACAGTCTTTCTTATTCTTTCCTGCATTCTCAAAAAATGAAGAAGGATGGTAAGACAGATTTTAGAATTTTGTATGGGATTGAAGCATATATACACCCATCAATCAAGTCTTGGGTAGAAGATCGCGAGAGATATAATCTAGATAAAAAGCTTTCAAAAGAAGTCGAGACAGAACAGCAAGTAATCGCAGAAGATGAAACCGAGACAAAAAAAGGTATTAGAAATCCGTTAAACAAGCGCGGACATCTTGTGTTAATTGCACAAAATAATGTTGGATTAAACAATATTTATAAACTAACTAGTGAATCTTATACTGGTGATAATTTCTATCGTTATCCGCGCATGGATTTCGATATGCTCAAGAAGCACAATGAAGGAATTATAGCTCTACAAAGTTGTATTGGATCAATAGTAGCGCTTTCGTATTGGGAAAATAAAGATAATGGTAACAAAGCTGTATTGCAAGCTATGGAGCAAACTTATGGATCCCTCCTGGATATCTTTGGTGACCGCTTTTACGGAGAACTTCAGTGGGCAAATAATCCAGATCAGCATAGAATTAATTCTCTAACTATTGAATTATCAAAACAACTTGGATTCCAGGTAGTTAGCACTGTAGATTCACATTACCCATCGCCAGATAAGTGGAAAGATCGCGAAATCTATAAGATGCTAGGGTGGCTTAATAAAAAGCAAGATATTGATATTGCTGGTTTACCAAATACGCTAGACGAAATGCAATACCAATTATATCCGAAAAATGGCGATGAACTATATGCTTCTTATAAAAGAACCGCCAAAGAACAAGGCTATGAGTACGATGATGAGTTCGTTCTAGATAGTATCGAACGTACTACTGATATTATGAATAATAGGGTTGAAAAATTTGAAATTGATACATCAATCAAATTACCTTCTTTTGTAATTCCGGCTGGTGAAACCGCTGATTCTGCATTAGTAAAAATGGCCCTACAGGGCTTTAAGCAAAAAGGGCTGCACACCGATCAAGAATATGTTGATAGATTAAAAAGAGAAATTAAATTTGTGCAGGAAAAAAAATTTAGCCAATATTTTCTTATGGTTAAAGACGTAGTAGATTTAGCTAAAGATAAAATGCTTTATGGTATTTCAAGAGGTTCTGCTTCTGGTAGTCTACTAGCTTACTGTCTTGGTATTACACAGATTGATTCACTTAAGTATAAGTTACCATTTGAAAGATTTCTAAATAATGCAGGCGGTTTCCCCGATATTGACCTAGATTTTCAGGACAACAAGGCGATGAAGAATTCCATCATCGAGCACTTCGGTAAAGAAAATACTGCACTTATTTCAAATTTTAATACATTACAACTTAAGTCTCTCATTAAGGATATTGGTAAACTTTATAAAATTCCATTTCAAGAAGTTAATCAAGTAACAACAAAAATGCTAGAGGAAGCAACACCTTTAGCTAAAAAGAAGAATGGTATTCTAGCTGGTGTATACGATCCAACTTATGAGGAGCTAAAACAGTTCTCTCCAACATTCAATAAATTTTTACACGACTATCCAGAGGTCGGAAAAAACATTACAAACATCCTAGATAATGTAAGGAATAATTCAACACATGCCGCCGGTATGATTATCTGTGATAATCTTTCACAAAAAATGCCGTTGATGATGCGCGATGGTGTTTATCAAACACCTTGGGCTGAAGGGCAAAATGTTAGACACCTAGAGCCTATGGGTTTTATCAAAATAGATGTTCTTGGCTTAAACACACTTGATCTTATATATAAGTGTATTTCAAAGATTTTAAAGAGACAAAACAAGAAAGAACCAACATTCGAAGAAATAAAGAAGTTTTATCAAGAAAAACTTTCGGTTGAAAATATAGATTTTAACGATCAGAAGGTTTATGAAAATGTTTTTCACAATTCCAAATGGACAGGCGGTATATTTCAATTTACTGGTACTGGTGTGCAAAAATTTTGCAATGACGTAAAACCACGCAACATCGAAGAACTATCTGCTATTACTAGTATCTACAGACCGGGGCCACTATCCAGCAACGTAGATAAGCAATATCTAGAAGCTAAGAATAACCCAGATACGGTTGTCTATGAGCATCCAATAATCGAAGAAGTTCTAAAAGCTAATTATGGATTGTTTGTATATCAAGAAGATATTTCAACAATTACTCACATGCTTGGTAAAGACATAAGTCCAGATGAAGGACAAGAATTTCGTAAAGTATTAACTAAAAAAGGTTTGGGTGGTAAGGAAATTGAGGTCAAGGAACGCATCAAAAATAAATTTATTGTCGGCTGCACAGAAAAAGGCTTAGACGTTGAAAAAGCACATGAAATCTATAAGAAAATGGAATATTTTGCACAATATTCATTTTCCAAGAATCACTCTTTGGCCTATTGTATGACATCTTTTCATTGTGCGTATTTGTGGACTTATTATCCAAATGAATGGATGGCTGCCTATCTAGACTTTGAAAGCGAAGACGAGAAGGAAAACGCTATTGCTCTAGCTAAAAGTTATGGATTTAAAATTAAAAAACTTGATATTAATAAATCAGGAACCGAATGGACAATTGACGAAGATGACGACAAAGTATTAATACAACCTCTCTCTTCCATCAAGGGTCTTGGCGACGTGGCTATTGCAGAAATCATGCAACACAGACCCTTCAAGGATATTGAATCGCTATTGTTCAATGATAACATCAAATATAACAAACTAAATAAAAGATCGCTTGATGTATTATGTCGCAGTGAAGCACTAAATGGACTTGTGGATAGCAGATTTAGCGGTACAAAGCATTTCTGGAGCGTTGTTGCTGTTGATAGACCAAAGAACTTGAAGAAGTTTAAGGAGAATATCGAATTGTATAAGCCAGAAGGAGATTTTAGTGACGAAGAAAAGATAGAAAATATCACTGCTTTATCTGGCGTATATCCACTTAATCTTATTGTCAACGACGAAATGCTATCTAAACTACAAAGTAAGAATATCGAACCATTAGGCGCAGCTACCAATGGTACCAATTCGACATTCTGGTGGTTTATCCCACGCAAACGAGAAATTAAAACCACCAAAACAGGTAAACCATATTGGATTATCGAAGTTACAGATAATACAAATACACTAACCGAAATTAAATGCTGGAGTATACGGGAGACAGACGTAGTTCATATGAATCGACTTTATATGGCCCAAGTATCAAGGGATTCATATGGATATTCTATTAAAAATTGGAAGGATCATGTTCGTTTATTGAGTTAATGGACTATTTATGGTTATGATAATAACAGAATCTAAGATAAAACAAATAATCAGAGAAGAATTAGATAAACTTATAGAAGAAAAGAAAGATCGTTGCTATAAAAAAGCAGAACGTAAGTTTAAAGTATTCCCTAGCAGATATGCCGGGACATACATAGCTCGTTGTCGTTCCGGAGAAATCCATGAAATTGCCGATGCAACTCTTGACGACGGAACTCCTGTGTGCGAAGCGTGTCTCGTAGAAGTGATAGAACAAGATAGCGTGCTGGAAGAAGCCAAATATCATGGAAGAACTGTTACTTTAAATAAACCAACAAGAGGCGATGTTAAAAAATATCGCGTGTTTGTAAAAGATCCTAAAAGCGGTAATATTAAGAAGGTCAATTTTGGAGATAAAAACATGGAAATAAAACGTGACAATCCAAAAAGACGAAAATCTTTCCGAGCTAGGCATAAATGCAGTCAAGCAAAAGATAAAACATCTCCAAAATATTGGTCTTGCAAACTCTGGAGTAATAAAACAGTTTCAAAAATTGTAAAATAAAATGGCTATTGTATATTGTATAAAAAATATAATAACAAATAAAAATTACATAGGATATACCACAAAAACTCTTCAAGAGAGATGGAATCAACACATTAATAGATCTAGTGATGCTGAAAATAATAACAAATTTTATAATGCAATTAGAAAATATGGCAAGGATTGCTGGGAATTGTCTATCTTGTGGGAATGTTCAACTCAAAACGAAGCAAAAATTAAAGAAATTGAATTAATAAGGGAATACGATTCCTACAATAATGGTTATAACTCTACATTTGGTGGCGATGGAAATCATGGAATAATAATGTCAGAAGAAAGTAATAAAAAAAGAAGCGAAGCTTTAAAAGGAAAACCAAAAAATTATATTACAATGCATGGTAAAAAACACAATCTAGAAACAATAGAAAAGATGAGAAAACCTAAAGAAGATAAAACAAATTATAGAACAGAAAAATTTAAACAAATAATGAGAGAAAAGCAATTAAAAGGCGCTAAAGAAAAAAGATGTTTAACCAAAGAACAATATGACGAAATTAAAAGAATGGTAAGCAAAGGTATAAGCAAAAAGCAAATCTCTATAGAGTTAAATATAAAATATGATATAGTAAAAAAATGGAGTTTAAAAGACTGGTCAGATTAAATATTTCTTATTACATATTTAGACTGTATTTATTTAAAAGTTGCATGTATAATATAGTAAGTGGTAATATAAAAATATAACAGGAGAAGCAGTGGATAATCGTTATGAAGCGCGACCTTGGGGATATTACGTAATATTATCAGACGATAAGTATGCTAAAACAAAAAGAATCTGTGTGCATCCCGGTCATAAATTAAGCTACCAGATGCATTATAAGCGCAGTGAAGTTTGGACAGTTGTTCAGGGTAGTGGTTATGTAGTTATAAACGGTGAAACACTAAGAGTTAATACCGGATCAGTTGTACATATTCCTGCAACCTACAAACATAGAATTTGTAATGATCACGAATCGGATCAACTTCAATTCATAGAAGTTCAATATGGAGAGTATTTCGGTGAAGATGATATTGTAAGATTTAATGATGATTACGGTTAATGATGATTACGGTAGAATCTAACTAATTAATGTAGTTTTTTAATAAGGAGAAAAAATGAAAGTAACTAAAGATTATTTAAAACAAATCATCTTGGAAGAACTGAAAGCGTCTTCCTTAGAAGAAGTTCAAAAAAATCGTGAAATACCACAAGAAAATTATCAAACAACAATTGATAAATTAAGTGAAATTATTAGAATCTCGCAAGAAACAGTAAGAGATCATCTTGATAAAAACAGTTATCAACAATTTCTAAAAGCTATAGGGCCAGTAATGCAGTTTAGAGACGAGCTTAAGAAAAAATTAACACCACCTAAACCAATTGATTGGGGCAAAGGCTCAATAGAGAAGAGAAGGCCGGAATTCGATCCATCAGGAGAACACGCCGGAACCGCGCCAGTCTGAAAATAAAAACGCTTGTCAACTGCCACTTCATGTGATACAGTCTCTATATGGAGGCTCACATGAAGTGGCATTTTTCACATTCAGATCTATCGATCAACCCAACCACAAGCAAGGCACAATCATCAACAACTGTTGTCATAGAACTAGACGACAAGGAGATGGTACTGTATACTTCGGAAGTTCCAGAAGAGCACGTTGTCAGCACTAGGAAAGCTCTAGTAGACAGTGGCAATCTTCTACGCCGTATTGGCTTAGAAATGCTTCGCAAAGCTGAAAAAATTAATTAGGAAAGATGTAGATGAGTAGCAATACAGACGAGTTATGGGAAAAATTAACACTAGCATCAGGTGTTTATAATGTAGGGGACGAATATCCGCAACATGAATTTGATTTTTATATCAAAGATATTTCGGAGAAAAATGATTATTGTTCCAATACAGGCATAGCTCGTCAAATAGATAACTCATTGCAACAGTGTCCAGAACGCAATCGAATTGTATATTTTTATTACACCTACATAGAATGGTGAAAACATGGAAGTTTATTGCACACATTGTAGAACCCCAAACCACTATAGAGCTAAAGTATGCAGGGCTTGCACACGTGAGTTCTATGGGTGGGAAACTGTAAATAATTCACAAGGTATGGATGTTAATGATCTAGCAACTATTGCAATACTTGCTGGTCCGCAGGGCTGCCTAGGTTTTGTTTTATTTATGACTTTTGTTATATTTCTTATTTGCCAATGCTGAAAAAAGGAGAAAATATGCATATGCCAGACGTAACACTACAATGGAAGAAGCTCTCACCAACATCTAAAGGTCCGCAAAAAGCCCACCATGAGGATGCAGCATGGGATTTATTCTGTGACTGTCCAGAGGGCATCCAAATGATACCTGGAGAAACAAGGGTTATCCCAACTGGATTAGCTATCATGCCACCGGAAGGATGGTCATGTGATCTACGTGGACGTAGTGGGCTTAATAGCAAAGGTAGGTTTGTTATCCTTGGTTTAATTGATTCGTATTACACTGGACCTTGGGGCGTTGTTGTTTTTAATGCAACAAATAACATCCTACAGTTTAATCATCATGACAAAATTGCTCAATTCACCGTGCAGAGAGTTTATGATTCTGCACTAAAAGAAGTTGAAGAATTTGATGTAAGCGGTGATAAGCGTGGGTCTGTCGGGTTCGGCAGTTCGGGAAATAAATGAATCGCAAACAACGTCGAACACTAAACAAGATCGCAGGAAAGAAGGCAACTTCAACAATCGATCTGATGCTTAGTCTTCCAGATGAATGCCAAAGCTGCCATAAACCTTACGATAAAAAAGATTTACAAATGGCACAGACTTGGTTTGTTGAAGTATATAATTCTCAAAAACGGACTGTGTTAACTTGCCCGTCTTGTTACGAAGATAGAAAAAATGCCACGAACACGATACGGTAAAACAAGAAAGAAATATGTTATTTTCTTGGATGATGGTTATCACGCCAAACTTATCCTAAAGCTATTACAGGATAATATAAAACAAAATAACCTATTTAGATCTTTCATAGAAGCTTATATAAACGATGACCCAACCATCCGTAAATGGATCGATGGTTTATCTGATAATCAGAAAAGTGGTTATATCCTCAAGAAACGTAAGGAACAAGAGAGATATTTAGCAGCACAAGAAAAAATGTTTAACCTTGATCAAAACGATGTTGATCAAATATTTGACATCCTTGCGGATGAATTTGGTGAATAATGGACTATTTAGGGTGCACCGATGAGTGCAAAAATGAAAAAAAAGCATGTTCCAAAGAATCATGCAGACATTGGATATCTTACGAAGACGATCACAATTGCAGTATTATTGCTGCCGAAAGGGGTCCATTGACACTTGACGAAGTATCAAAAAGGATGGGTTTATCCCTTATAAGAATAAAACAGATACAAGATAGCGCTTTGGAGAAAATTAAGAAGAGAATTCTACCAATTCTGCACGAATAATTTTATTCTTTTGTAATATTCACTACTACTTATTATGTAATTTGCCAAATTTTGGATAATTTATAAATCCCTAGGAGATTAATAATGGCTGATAAGAAATTACTTGAAGAGTCTGTTATTGCTAGATTCCAAAGACTAGCTAATATCGCGCCTTCAGAGAAAAGTGTACTAAAAGAATCCGCTATGCAAGCGGGTGGTCGCGCACCAGTTACTAACGCCGGTCAATCAACTGCCGCTAACCCAGTTAGAGTCAATGAAAAGAAACAAAAGAAGAACTGGGAAGAAAGCCTAGAAGAAGAAGTTGATTCTATGGAAGAAAACCTTGCCGAAGCCGAAGATGAAATGGATCTAGGCGGAGATGCCGCTATGGGCGGCGATATGGAAGGGGGTGACATCAAGGCTGCTTTTGAAAAGCTCATAGGAGCGTTCAATGAATTTGCGGAGCAAATTCCAGAACTAAGCGACCTTGAAGTTGCCACCGAAGAATCCGGCGAAGAAGATGCTGGAGAAGACATGGGCGGAGGAGAAGAAGCTCCTGAAGCTGATATGGAAGCTGGCGCTGGGGAAGAAGAAGGCGCTATGTTTGAAGCTAAAGAAGAAGATAATAAAGACAAGAAAAAAAAGATGGAAGAAAGCGAGGATCTAGAAGAATCAATTGAACTAGTTGATGACGCTCTTCTAGAAAAACTAGTACAACGCGTCTCAGCACGCCTTGTATCAGAAGCTCGCAAAACTCGCGAACTTGCCGAAGCTAAAAAGGCTAAAGCCGGCAACTGGTTAGCTAAACCAGGCCGCGCCAAACAACCAAAAGGTTATGGCGCTGGTAAAGGCAAGAAAAGCACCCCTTTCACTGGTGGAAAGAAATAATACTGGTAACATCAGATAAGTAAAAGAGGAGCGGCAGGGAAACTTGCCGCTCTTTTTATTTGTTCTTGCTAGATATTATGGAACAGGCTATACTGCTGCTGTGGAGGTGCAAGGATGTTAGAATACTTTATTATGTTTATTGCTGGCGCTATGACAATGCGCGCTCTTCAAAAGATGCTGGATGTTGCACCTAATTTTAATACCTGGAAACATACAGAATACACAATACTTCAAATATTGGCTGATATGCACGTACAGAGACTAACTGCAAATGAAATAATTAAGTTAATGTATGAAGAGGCTGGTAGGCAAGAAGAATATGTAAAAGTTAAAAGTGCTATCGAACAAAAATACAACACACTAATTAATAATAGCTTAAATAACTTAAAAAAGAATCTTCCATACAAAGTAGAATATAATAATCTAAAGGAAGCTGTAACAATTTATCTTAAAAAGAACAAGGAGCGTTCAGATGGCTAGCAGTAAGAATGATCAGATGGTAATTGATACTATAAAGCAAATCATAAAAGAAGTTAAGAGTGAAATGAACAACAAGAAGATTTTGTCAGAAAACAAGTCTGCTGAAGTTGTTTTTAACAAACACCGTTCTGATATAAAGAAATACATAGTAGAAAACGTCATCAAAGCACTAACTGAAGCTGAAAAATAGTGGAATAGGTGTATGGTTTTAAAGAGTCCAAAACAGATAATAAGAAATCTTTTTGAAAAGCACATAGAAAAACTTGACAATGTCATCTATGCTGATAAGCTCTTTATAATTAATAGTATTATATCTTATATATTTAAAGATAAAGATTATAGTAAAATAGATAAAGGTAAGCTGTTAGAGTATGGCGAACTTATTAATCAATATTTAGATGATGAGGTTGACATTTACTGGGATAGTGGTACACTGATGGTTAGAGATAGGGATGAGAATAAGCGATCTAAGGGAGGCTAATGTGATTTCGACAGCTTGGAAATTTGAAGAAGTTGAGGATGGCATCTTCTACAGTATCCAGTTTGACGAGGTTCCGTGGAAATTTAAAAAAGCTCTTTATGAAGCAATGAGCGATTGGAGCAGGGTTTCACATGGTTGGCACAAGGCTAGCGGAAATCAAATCTTTGTTTTTAAGAAGAAATTCAGTAGTTTGGAAGAATGGGAGCGATGGGCTAATTCATTTCCTCTACAGATAAAAGAAAAGCGTTATTGGGGTACTAAAGAGAAGATCATTCTACATGGAAAGAAGGTTAAAAATGGCTAGAGCGAAAAGATCAGCACTAAACGAACAAGAAGAAGTTGTCGAGGAAGTAGCCGATAATCAAGGTAACTTTTTTATCCTCCCAGCGGCACAGGAATCAGGCGTCAAACTACGGAAGATAGCTCTTATTGGTGATGTCGATGAGGAAAAGAGCTCAGATATTATCCATGGCTTATATGCTCTAAAGGAGATGGGGCGTTTTGAAGTCCCACCAGCCACAAAGCGTAGCAAACCAAAGGTTGGTTATGAGCCGATGGATTTCTTAATCTCTACACATGGTGGTAGCGCATCAGATATGTTTGCAATTTATGATGTTATGCGCGATGTTCGTCAGGAATGTGTTATTTCAACAATGGGCGTTGGAAAAGTTATGAGTGCTGGTGTGCTGCTGCTAGCTGCTGGTACCAAAGGAACGCGTAGGATTGGTAAAAATTGTCGTGTCATGATGCACGCAGTTATTGGCGGTAACAGTGGTCCAATTTTCAATCTTGAAAATGAAATGAGTGAAATTCGTGCTACTCAGGCACGCTATATTGCTGCACTAAAAGCAGAGACAAAAATGTCTATCAAGCAAATTAATAGCTTTTTTAATCGCCACGTAGATATTTATCTTTCAGCCGAAGAGGCTGTTAAGTTAGGAATTGCCGATATCGTTGTGTAAGATTACTAATACCAAGAAGAAATAAAAAAATGAAAATTACTGAACAAGAATTAAATATTATACGTGATGCAATCTATCAGGGCAAAAAACAGCACGGCATGCTTGAGGAGGTTGATCGCGGGGTTTTATTAGAGCAATCAGATTCTGATGAATTTGATTTCAACAAAGAATTTGATTTTATACAACTAAAACCAAAGCAGTGGGGACTAAAAGGGACTTTTGAAGCAAAAGAGATTGATGAAGTTGTCAATTCTCTTTCGGCTTCCCCCGGTGGTATCCAAAAATTTAAAGAATGTTTAATTAACTTAAATAAACATCTTGGTATAACCACAAACGAAGAAGGATTGCCGACCGGCGATGAGCTTAAGGAAGCAAGTAATTTAAATGAAATAACATCAGCAGTGTTGTTACACAACCTTCTTTATTCTATTGTACGGAATCAAGATAGCTCTGTAGCTGGAAAGATGTTTGAAGGTCTTGTCGCAAGAATGGTTGGTGGAACTTCTTCTAATGAAAATGATTCAATAGAAGATTTGTACGATGATGCTGAAAATCAAGTAAGTCTTAAGCTAATTGACCGTTCCAGAACCGAAATAAAAGGGTCCACAAAAAATTTAGCAAAGTATCTAAAAGAAAATTCAGGTAAAGGTATAACTTATCTTGTGTGCGTAAAAGATAAACAAACAAATCCGCTGTCTTTTAAAGCGTTTAGTTTTACAATTAATAGACAAAACTTTTTTAACTTTATGATTGGTAAAGCTGGTGTTTTAACCGCTGAAGAGGTGGATACGGCCATTGGAAAAATAATGGCTAGGCAAAAGGTTAAGGAAAAGTCCGAAAAAGAAGAAGACGACGAGACAAGTCCTAAAAAGCCACAAACCACTTCATCGCAAAGATATAGAGGTGCATTTACAAAATACGCAGTAGAAAAGCTAGGTATTAAACTAGACAGTATCAATGATTCTATGTCGGAAGGTGAAAAATCTCAAATTAACGAGTCTAACAATGAGAAGGTTAATTTTGCTCTTAGAAATCATTTAAATAATTTGTTAAGCGGTGTTAATAAATCTATTGAATCAGAAAAAGAAAATTATATATTGAAAAAATATTTTCCCAGCATAACAGATATGGAAAAAATATCTTCCGAACTCATTAAAAGAGATACGAAAGGAAAAATAAGAACTATTGGCGCTTTTGTCTTTCCAATAGAAAAATATGAAAAGTTTGCCAAGGAACTAAAAGCTTTCTCGGGGATAGAAGATATCGATAAGGCAATTGCTTTTGAAAACGATGATAATAACATTAATATTATAAACAAAAGATCTACTAATGAAGAATCACGAAGAGCTTATCTTGCTCTACTTGACCAAAGATGGAATTTTTATCAAAAAAGGTATTTAGAACTTTTTAATAAATTAAAAAATATATATAATTTCTTTGGCGATATCGAAAAGTTCGCTAGACAGCCAGAAGTAGCACAAAGTAAAGTAGATACAGAAGCCGGTTATCAGCTAAAACCAGATATAGCCCTAGGAAAGAAAATTGAAGATTTCTTTGATAATCTAGATATTAATACTTTTCAAGTTGACCCAGAAAAAGAAAAAACCAAGGGTGAAACACAGTTTTATATGTCTGTTAATCAAGCAAGAACAATAGCTATGTCAACTAATTCTAATTACGACGAGAATTATGAACAGGTTGTTGTTGACAGCGGATTTCTTTTTGCTAATGCACAAAACAATGTAACGCTTTTAAAGCAGTGGGTCGGAGCTATCTATAAACCACTATACAACCTTAGAAGAAGTCTTAAAAAATATTTTATTGCTAATGAGCCATCTGGCATGACAGAAGCTAACGTAGAAGCACAAAATGTTAAGACCGAAGTCGATAATTACATAAAAGTCAGCGGCGGTAAGAAAGCCTCAGAAATTTCTCAAAGAAGGCCAACAGCTAAATTAGAGGAAAATAAAAAGAAGCACTTGACAAAACACTGGTCAGAGACTATATTAGAAGATCTACTAAAGTAGGAGGAACCGTGAAGGTTTATAATAAAGAGTCTGATCTTAATCAAAAAATTGTTAGTGGAGTTAAAAAGTTAGCAGAAACCGTAGGAACTACCTTGGGACCAAAAGGTAGGAACGTGCTGATCCAGAATAAAGGAAAAATGCCGTTTGCTAGCAAAGATGGTGTAACTGTTGCAGAAGCGATTCATTTTGAGGATCCTTTTGAAAATGCTGGCGCTCAAGTTATGAAGCAAGTTTCCCAAAGAACAGTTGAAGATTGTGGCGACGGCACAACAACTTCTACTATTCTCGCTGCTGCAATCCTTACCAAATCACAAAAGTATATCACAGCCGGCTCATCGCCTACCGATATACGCCGTGGTATGGAAAAAGCTGTTGATGCTGTTGTTGGCGAACTAAAGAAAATCGCTCAACCTGTATCAAGCGTAGAGGATATAGAACACATTGCAACTATATCAGCCAATGGTGATAGTCGTATCGGCAAGCTAATTGCAACCGCTGTTGATAAAGCTGGTGTTGATGGTGCAATCACTATCGAAGAGGGTCGTGCTGCCGAAACAAAACTTAACATCGTTGAGGGTTTTCAATTCGACGCCGGATATGCATCGCCACAGTTCGTCACAGATGAACGCAAAGTCTCAGTTCGTTATGAAAACGCACTTGTTCTCGTAACAGACCAAGAAATTGAAAACGTCGAGGATATGCTACCAGTTTTAGAGATTGCTGCGCGTGATAAACGACCACTTGTCATAGTTGCAGAAAGCGTTGAAGGACAGGCACTAGCTGCTCTTATTATGAATGCTATGCGTGGAACAATGAGAGTTATGGCTATAAAAGCTCCTCGCTATGGTCAAGAACGTAAGAACCTACTTAGTGATCTAGCACTTGCTGTAGGAGCAACTTATATTTCTAAAGAGCGTGGTATGCTATTACGCGACACAAAGTTGACAGATCTTGGCGGTGTTAAGAGCATTGAATCGCTAAAGAATTGGTCAACTTTTGTTGGCGGGAAAGGTAGCTATGAACAAATTGAAAAACGCATTGAGTCTCTTAAAGCAGAGATTAGTCAGACGGATGATATTGACGAATGCAAGCGTATCCAAGATAGAATTACTAGACTTGCCTCTGGTGTTGCTATTATATCTGTTGGCGGCGTTACGGAAATTGACATGATTGAACGCAAGCACCGCATCGAAGATGCTCTTGCCGCAGTTAAAAGCGCACAAGAAGAGGGTATACTTCCGGGTGGCGGTGTAGCACTTGTCCGCGCTATCAAAAATTTAAAAGTCAAAGGTCTTAATCAAGATGAAGATTTTGGTGTGAGAGTAGTATTAGAATCTTGTGAAGAACCTATCCGAAAGATAGCTGAGAATTCAGGTGAAAAACCAGATATCATCATTGATGCTATCAAGCGCATGAAAAAACTATGGGGTGGCTATAATTTCGCTAACTCTAAGTATTGTGACATGAAGGAAGCCGGCGTCATAGATCCAGCAAAAGTAACGCGTTGCGCTCTTCAAAATGCTGTGTCAGCAGCATCAACTTTATTGACAACAAACTATGCAATAATTGAGATTTAGAAACTAATTATTAGAGGCAATTTTTTAACCGGAAGGAGGTGGGAGAGATGGATAATAATTTCGAGTTTCGTGAACTTGAAGCGGTAATGATGGAAGTGAAATTAAGCACTGAACGCATGACTGCAAAGTTAGAACAACTTGGAGATTCTATCCATAAGTTAGAAACTTCTATTGCTAGAATTGATAACGCTCTCTCATCTCAGGAACGTAGACTTATCATAGTTGAACAATCCATACCAAGAGATCTACTGCAAGACTTAGCATTAATTAAAAATGCACAAGCTATGCAAACAAAACTTATATGGCTTGTAGGCACCGCTGCAATAACTGGATGGTTAAAAACTCTTTTTAATTTGATTTCTAACTAGCCTTGTGTTAGTATATGCGGGAGGTGGCTAGTGCTGCTTCCCGCTTTTTATTTGGAGCTAATATGCAAGTTAAGATAAGTTTTACAGTTGGGATTGAAGAAGTGCCAAGGAAAGTTGATGAACAATTGCTTTGGTGCTTAAAAGAACTTGACGCAGTACAAGATTCAAAATATTACGAAGTCACTGACAAAAACATTGTTCAAACAATAGATTGGATTGAAAGAACAAGGAAGCTGCTGCTACAGGTTGACACAAGGATGGCTGATTGCTATTCTATCCTAACTGGCTACAATAAAGCGCAAGCCGATAGTATCGCAGCTAGAGATAGCGGAGTAGATGATGGCGACTCTGGTTCGCAATCCTGATGTGGGCGACATAGTAAAAATACCACAAAGCACACTGCTGAGAAATAATAAAAATCCATACAGATTTCGTAGACTGGATGAACCAGAATATGGTTTTATTGTAGAAATAATCAACAATTCTTGGCCTGTTTATTATGAAATCGTACTTGATAATGATTCATGGATTCTTCAAAAAGAAGATTTTATCGTATTGGAGGAATAATGGTTAAATTTGTAGAAGTTTATGAAAAGTCTGGTAGTAACACATTTGCTATGCGAGAAATAACAATTAACCCGCAGCACGTCGTAGCGTTCAGAGAGGATGTATTGGCTAAGTCAGCACTACAAGAAAATCGTATGCCAGAAGGGCTTTCAAAGAAAGTTGGCTTTACACGCATCTATTTAAATTCAGGGCAGTTTAATCTAAATGTAGTTGTTGCTGAACCACCAGACATGGTTGAAAGCAAAATCACAAACTCTAAAAAACTGCTCAAGGGATAGCAGATAATGAGTCAAAATGGTGATGGGAACGATGAATTAAAAGATTATTATGTTATAAAATTTGAAAAATACATAGAATTAGCAGAAGAGATAGAACACAAATATCGTATAGTTGCTGATTTATTACATGATCATATTCTAGGAACGCTTCCTGAGTTCTGGGATGAAACACCCATACCAGATATTATTGAGTTCTTTGCTAATTTAAATGATATAAGAAAATTCCTAGATGAGCGCATAAATAATACTCCAGAGGAAGTGGTCAAGCTAGGACAAAAATATAACATAAAAGATGTGCTGTTAAAAGGTGAAGAGCTAAATAGGATGAATGCTCTTCTCCTAGCTGAAGAACAACTAGAAAGCGATTTAGAGATTAATCATAAAATCTGCATCATCATCAATTGACAATTCAGGAACAGTGATTACATTATATGCATAGACGCCAAGCGTCAATAACAAAGGAGAATATGCATGTCTGTACTAGCCCGTGAACTAAACAATCTACTAAGCACCTCTTGGACTACCGAGAGTTATAATTACGCAGCTTATCACTTCGCAAGCAACGAGAACGAATACTGGGTGGAAATTCCACTAGTAGGTGTTGCCCGCGAAAATCTATCCGTAGATGTCCAAGATGGAATTCTGACTATCGTAGCTAAGACTGAGTCGAAGTCACGCTTTACTCGTAATTTTAATCAATCATGGCACTTAACGAAAGATTGTAACGTAGAAGCTGTGTCTGCTAAACTAGAAAATGGTCTATTAACCGTTCGTATTCCACGTTCAAAGCCACCAAAAAAGATTGTAAACGTTGAAATTGTTTAATAGCTTTTAACATTTAAAGCGGGTAGTTAATACTACCCGCTTTTTTATTGCTTTAAACATAACAAAAACCTATTTATTAGCATGAGATTATTAATTCTAAATAAACACGAATTGGCTATGGGTATCGCAAAAGAGAGTAGTGAACATGGCATGTCATACGATGAAGCTAGAAAGACCGCTATAGACCACCTAAAAGAGCGACCGGATTATTATTCAGTTGCCGACAAAGCCGGTCTTGAAGAAGACGATGCGCTAGAAGAATGGCATGATTCTATTTTCACTAAGGAAAAGAGTGGTTCTGGTCGTGCCGGCAGAGTAAAAAAAGCTATTAACAAAGCAAAAAAGAGTAAACAATTCGCTCCCTCGGTACACCCAGGAGTTAACTATGCTGCGGGCCAACATTAATTATGGTACTATTTAGAGTTAGATATTTAATAAATAAAGGATTATAATATGAAGATTTCAAAAGAAAGACTAACACAATTAGTTCAAGAAGAGTTAGCAATCAGCCTTGGAGGCGCTGGCGATGTAGGTCCTATGATTGGAGGCGAACAACCACATATCGAATCAGATGGTGAAGGTTATATGGCTAAACAAAACCTTTGGAAAATCGCTGAGTATGCTTCAAAACTTTATGAACTAATGGAGGACTCTGACGATCTAGAACCGTGGGTTGAGGAAAAGATTGCTGTTGCAGCATTTATTATGGATTCAATTGGTCATTATATTGAATATACTAAACATCGTGAACATGAGGCTAGTGAAGGTGAAGCCGATCATCTAGAGGTCGGAAAAGAAGAGCCAGAAGAATATGAAGTTGGTCTTGATGATGAAGAATATGAATTTGAACCATCCGAAGAAGAATACGAAGACGAGGATGAAGAAGAGGAAGAGGCTTAGAAGTAAAACTTGAGGAAATATAATGTTAACAAAAAAAGAAACAAAAAAGCTTCTTGTTGAGTGGAAAGACTTTTTAAAAGAAGCTGTCGATTACAAAAAAATAGCAGTAGTTGATCTAGACGGCACAGTTTTTGAAAAAGGAATTAGTTTAATTAATCTACCAGAAGGCACATCTGCTGGCCCTATTAAATATTTTGCCCTTTCTTCTGTTGAATCACTAACGGTTGGTGCAAAGTCTAAAAATAATATTTTTAACGGTGATGATGAAGTATTTACGCAAACAATAAATCAAATAAATAGTTTAAAAAAGGAAGGTTGTAAAGTCGTTCTACTTACAGGTAGGTCTGTGCCGAATTTTCAAGAATATAGATCTAAAAAAGATCCAAATCTTAATTTTGTAGAGTCCTCTGTTACCCTAATCGAAAACAACGGAGAATTATTAAACAAAATAGGTGAACTAGTTAGAGCTATCGGTCTACAAGTTGATGAAATTTATCCTCTCAACATGCCCGAAGAAGGCAAGAAAAACGCTAAGAAGCCTGAATCTTATAAAAAAGATGCGATAGTTAAAATCGCCAGCGGTGCATCTGAAGTAATAATTTTTGAAGACGACAGAGAAATAAAAGTAGCTCTTCAAAACAAACTTCACAAAGAGCAGCCAGAAGTTCTTGTTAATTTTGCTGAGGTTGGACCTTCAATAACAGACAAGGCTCGCGCAGAAGAAAAAGAAGTCGCTGAGAATATTAAAAATGAAGCAGATAAAATAATACAAGACATATTTGGTGAAGGATCTTACAAAAGAGCGTCTGGTCGACCATCCGACAGCTTAGTGAAAATGAGAGATTCGCTATATCCATCAAAGATATCTTCAGAAGAAGACGATGTATTACAATCTGTTATAAAAGTTTATGCTGGCGCGGAGAAAAAAATTGTTTTTAAAGATTATGAAAACATAGTCTCTCTAAAAAAGAATACAAAACTTTTATCAAAAATAAAAGAAGCTTATAGTGAAGCAACAAAAGAACAAGGATTTACTCCGGAAATTCCCTTAAAAGAGAATAAATATCGTTTAATGTTAAAAAAAAGGTAATTTAAAAAACTAATTAATATGTAGTGAAAGGAGACAACTCATTAGACCGGCCCGATAAGCCAAGGATAAAATCTGAATGTGTACTGTATGTAAAAAAATTAAAAAAGGAACTGTTGACGTTGAGGAAGCGAAAGACTTAATGAACGAGATGATCGATTATTTAAGTGAAGAACACATCGAAGAAGTTGAACAGATGATTTTTGAAATGGAAGATACATACGATTACATGATGGAACGCCGCTTGGAGAAATTAGAATTGGACGGCGAAGAAGATGACTACGGCGATGATGATTATGCTCCCGAAGAAGATCTTCATGAAGAAGAATATGAAGACGACGATGACGAATAATATTTAACATAAAACATATGGATCCACCATACAGAAATGTATGGTGGATTTCTATTTATTACTACATGAAATTATACTTTAATCATGAAATGGGATTTGGTAAGATGCAGCATGAGACAATGCTGTATTATCCATTTGGCGCCACTTTTGAGCCCCATGAAAGAATAAATGCTCTTGAGACTGGTTGGTTTCCGATAAATAATGTGATGTGGTTCCAATCACGATCAACTAGGCTTGATCTAAGAAAATACGAACCATCAGGTAAAGTATTAAAGCTTTCCAAAAAAATTAAATACTACCCCGATGTCAACATGACACCCTCTAAAAAATATAGATTAGGGGAGATATATAAAAAATACATTGAATATAAGAAATTTCGCGATCAAAGTCTAACAGTAGATGATATGATCAGTAACAGCCACGGTCATATATACTATGCACATGAAAATGAAATCATAGGCTTTTCTTTTTATAAAATATTAGGAAGCAATTATTTAAGTATAGAATTTGCTTGGGATTATAAACATCCATCATTGTCACTTGGACACGTCAGCATTTATCTTGAAAGTCTTTTTGCAAGAAGTCACAGATGCAATTATATGTATCTATCCGCAGGATATGAGAAATGTTCTTTGTATAAAGCGGATTACAAAGGATTTCAGTGGTGGAAAGGCTATGAATGGTCAGAAGATGTTGACACTTTTAAGAAGCTATGCTATAACGATGAGAAGGTGGTTATAAACAATTTTGAAAACATATAGCGAATTCAATTTCAAAGCGGGCGATCTTATATCGCATAATGGATTTCGTAAAACAATTGGTTTCTTAGTAGAAAAATTATACGTTGGTAAAAAAAAGCGTATAATGTGGGAAGTATTTTGGTTACATCATCCCCTGTTAAATGAACCAGAAGAGGATAGATGGCAAGTGTTAGACCATCAGTGGCTGCGACCCTTCAAACCATGGCCTGGATTCTACAACAAGATGCTTGACAAGTCTGGTAGCAAGTAGTATAGTAAGTTCATCAAGAGCCCAATGGGCAAGGAGAAAACAATGGCTAGTTCTACTCGTTCTGCTCGTAATTCCCGCACCGCTAGCACTTCACGTTCAAACCGTGGAACACGTGAAACCTCACGTCAGGAGTCAAACACCGTGGCCGATCCAAGCAATGTAGAAAACAGAACTCACCGTATTACTAACTACACCTTTAATTATCATCGTAATCGTACTGCTCGCAAGGCCGGATCAACTGGTTTCTCCATCGACTCTTCAGGTGGATCAGTAAATATGACTCTACAGGAAGCTCGTAGCCTTTATAACTTCCTCAATAGCGTCCTTAACTAAAAAGGGATAAAGCTAACCTATTTAAAACACCCTGCTATATAAAGTAGCAGGGTGTTTTTTTAGGAGATCAACATGAGTTTTGAGGATAAGATATATAAAACTTATAGGAGACTTTTTAAAAAGTCTGTATATATAGAATGCTCATGTGGATGGAACAATCTTATTGAAGAGTTCATAAAAGAACTTTATGAAGTTTCTAAGCAATTTAAGCGAAATGCGATCAAAGTAACCGATATAAAAGAAAAGTTCGGCGGCATGAGGTGTTATGTAGAATACAAGCTGCCAGACGAACAAATAGTTGAAATAGAACAGATAGTAGGAAAGTACGAAAAACACTCCCATTATGTCTGCTGTTCGTGTGGTTCCGAAGAACATGTCACACCAGCCAAGAGATATTGGGAGTTGCCATATTGTCAAAATTGTTTAAACACGCCAACGGATACAAAAAATGGAATCTAAAAACTATTTATTAGTAGCAACTGGAACAACGACTGGTGCTTTTGAGAAAGTAAACGTTCTTTGTGATATGCAACTAGCAAAGAGTATTTTACACTGCATTATGAAATCGTCCAGCCGTATTAATCTAGGAGAGATATTTGAAGGAAATAGGACTCATATTGGTGATTTCCGCGTGCGCCCATTTTATCGTGTACGAATCGATAAAGATGGCAATAGCAATGAAGAGATCGCGTAACAAAAACAGATGAGGTGTGCCATGAAGTATGATTGCGGAGATCTTGTTTGCTTTGCGTTCACACATCGTAAGAAGCCTACTTATCACGGAATAATCGTAAACTACTATAGTATAAGCGGAAACCTTATTTATGAAGTCCAAAGTCTAAATCACTCCATGAATACTTATTCAATATCGGAGAGGTGTATCCTCAAGAAAATCTAATATGAAGCAACCCAAATGGCAACCGGGAGATCTAGTAGAGTTTATACCTGGTAATTATTTACACCACGGGTATAATACTAGACACTGGTTAGAGGGTGGCGGTATCGTATTGGATAACGAAGATGGGATATACACCGTTCATATATTTAATTTAATAAAAACCTCAGCAAAAAACCTTTCAACTTACCAAATAGGTAGTCAAGTTATAAAGATTCCAATCAAAGAAAGCGACGAGTGCGAATGTTTTCGTTCTTTAATTGACTAATTATGCCGGGAGGATCTATGATTGCAACTTATAACAGAAAAACAATTAAAGGAAATCTATCGCAACATTAAAGATGATAAGTGTAAGGCTTATGTCGAAGCGTTTAATAAGATATTACCAAAATTTGGTATATCGTCTCCACAACGCATAGCTGCGTTTCTTGGTCAAGTGGGTGTTGAAAGTGGAGAATTGCGCTACGACAAAGAACTACCCTCAAGATATAACAAAAAGGACCCTAAAGATCCAAAAGAGCCAATCGGATCATTATATGAAGGTCGTAAGAACCTAGGAAACATCGTAGTTGGTGATGGTCCAAAGTATATAGGACGCGGAGTTCTGCAACTGACTGGTCGTGCAAACTACGCTGTTATGTCTAAAAAGATAGGCGTCGATATATTAAACAACCCAGAACTAGCCTGTACACCAGAAGTATCTACGCAAATAGCATGCCAATATTTTAAAGATCGTGGACTGATAGAATTATCTGATTCTTGGAATATTGATGAAATAACACGTAGAGTCAATGGCAACGCTAAACTTCACCTAAAAGAACGCATAGCTTATTCAGAAAAAGCGCTAAACGTGCTTACAAGAGATTTGCCAGTAGCATAACTAATTATTTAAGAAACATCTTTGAAAGGAATTGGTGGACTGTAGAGGCGTGTAACACACGATTGATCATGAAAACAACAAAAAGAAAAGACAGAGTCAGTAGCATAGGTATTATATTAATATTATTTTTGTTGTTGTTTTCTCTATATGAATTCATAAAAGCAGATAGAGAAGCCATAATCAAACACTTGACAGAGTGTAAGAAAGTGTGTTATCCTGCTCAAGTAATCGAAAGTATGTCATCTAGACGCTGTTTGTGCCAACAGCTACCACCATCCGTTGAAGAATAAGTGAGCAAATATGAAGCCGAAACAATTTTATGTTATAGTTGATAGGTTCGGCAATATAATAGACTTCAGAGACGGTTCTTGGAGGCCAAGTGACGTATCTCCCTATAAAGTATGGCACTGGACTGGGGCAATGATGTTGGAGTACCAAGAGTATGATTTTTAAGTATTTTTTTAATGTCCACGATGAGGGACGGGAGCCACAAATGATTTTGAATCCATGCTATATGGTAATTGATCGTGATGGTGACTTTGTTGACGCTTGTAGTGGCAGACTAGAGCCAAGCGCTCTAGATCACGTTATTGAAAGAGTTAACCGTCAGTTTCCACAAAATGCACCATTCCGAGTTGTTAAATGGACAGGGCGTGGATTTCTAGAACTAACGGCAGTTACATAGGAAAATAAATAATGTATATAATTGTACTAGTATCCGATATAAACGTACCAATTTCAGTACGCAGAACACTAAGTGGAACACCACAAAGGTTCTTAGAATGTGGTGTGGCCGAGCGTATGGCACACGAATATAATCTTTCACTAAACAAGTTCTATAAAAATGCTGGATATTCATACGTCGTTATGTTGGACGATGGCACATACGATGTAGAAATAACGGTGGAAAATGAATTATAAGATAATTCGTAATAGTGCTAAGTGTCTTGACTGCAACGAAGAGATTGAAAGCCGCCATCGTCATGATTTTGTGCGATGCTCTTGTGGAACTATTGCCGTTGATGGCGGAAAAGATTATTTGAAACGTAGCTATAAACCAGACGGTAAATGGCAGGATAGCTCCATTACAGTTGATGAAGAATAATCCTCTAAAACCAGAGAAAGGTTATCAGAATGACAAGATATTATGACTTTACGCCCGATGGAGACTGTTACGTTAACACTTTTAATCCTGGCGCTGGTTGGCAAACAAAAGTTTATAAAGCTAATCCAACAACTGGGCGTGTCAATTTTGATAATGTTCTAGAGGAAGAACTACACAGGAACCAAGAGGAGGCGTGCGCCCGTCATGGACAAATCCTAAGAAAGTGGACAGGAACAACTGTTTATACCGAAGAGGATGGGTTAAACATTGGCGAAGGTGGGTATTGAGCCTGTTGAGGGCGATATAATTTGTAAAACCTATTTCGATGGTTTGAAAAGACATTACCTCATATTGGATTGTGTGCCAATAGTCAATAAATATATCATAAAATGTTTAGATATAGACGAAGGCGACATGCTGTGGATAGAAATAAAAGATGAAGATCGTGATATATACAAGGTGGAGATAATATAATGTTTGATAATTTACCATTTAAATTAAATGTTAAGGTTGGTTACCATTATAAAAACACACCTTATCCCGCACACGATTTTTCAAAATTTAAAAATTATGAAGTACTAAACAGACCAGGTCTTATTGCCTCTAATAGCACAGACTTGAAACAGCAAATCGATTCCAAGCACAGATTGGATCCAAATGCTGAAACGGTAAGGTACTTCTATTATGAGGTAGCATAATGCGAAAGTTTAAAGTTAATGATAAAGTTATTGTTAGAGATTGTGAAGAACTGGAGATGCCATGCACAGTCGTTGGCCCCGATGAGTGGATGCCGTCTGTTACGCGTGGTGATGGCAGTGAAATGTTGCTATATAAAATCATAGGTAAACACACAAAACGTGGCAATATGGTTTCTGTGCGTGTTGCAGAAGAACAATTGACACATGCTCCATCCAGTGATACAGTGTAGGTATGACAGCGACTAACCAACCAGAAGTTGGCGATCTATTTTTTGATAGAGACTATCAAGAACATTTTTTGATAATCGATGAACCGCCAGAGCCCGGTAATGAATGGGTAAACAGTCGATGGCGTATATATCGCGTAGAAAGTGGCTGTTTTGATTATGAAGCAACGTATGTAATTACCACTAGAACAACAAAGGTTTGATTCCACACATGTATAATATCGGAGATTTAGTAGAACAAAGATATTATCCAGATTATTTGAACAATAAAAATAATTATTATGGTTGTATGTTCCTTATCTGCGACACAAAGGATTATCCAGGTGGTCGCAGATACGATTTACTGCAATTAGAAACCGGTGATATGGTAAGGAATATATACCTTCAAGATACTAAATCTATAAAAGTAGTGAATCTAATAGATGTTTGAAGTTGGTGACTTAATAAGATTGTGTATGTCCGAGGCTTGCGTCAAAGGTCAAGAATACTACATAATAGTAGAAAAACACGAAGAAAGCCAATATGACCCTTCCGGAAGTGGTCCATACTATGATCTTTTATGTCTTGAAGACGGCAAGACATACGACAAATATCCTTTATCCTACGAAATAGGAAGTGTATTTTGGTATGAAAAGGTATAAAAATGTCGCATAGTTATGAAATTGGCGACATACTTCGCGTAACAGCAATAAATGACCCAGAAGACACTGCCATAGTACTGGTAATAGAGAATTATAAATTCTCGGATGAATATCTTGTTCACGATCTAACAAATGATAACATCACCCCAGCCATGCTTATTCCGCATTCAAGGGCTTGGAAGATAGAAAAGCTAGCCTGATACAACAGAGGCTTCACTTGATAAAGCAGATTGATATTGGCGACATACTGCACAGTGATTGTATAGGTTTTTATTTGCTTATGCTTGAGCAAAATGTCGGAGAGTGGCAAACATTAGAGTTGTTGACTGGGGAAATATGTTATTTTAACGATGAAGACTTGAAATTTTATTATACAACTATCAAATAGCTAGTTCTAATTAATTTATGCAAGTTTATACAAAGCATAAAATAGGTGATATAATAAATGTTACTATGAATTATGATAATTCTGGGCATTACCTGATACTAGACATAAAACCAGACGGTTTTAAATTTCAAGACGACATCACTATTCCAACCTACTTGACACTCCACCTAGACAGTGGTATGCTCTTGGAGAAGTTGGCTATGGTGCTTGATAAGTATGAAAAAATACCATAATCCAAGATTATGAATAAGGCAATTAACCAATGCTAACCGCCATACTGTGCTTTATATGTTTCATCGTTATTATCTTCCCGTTAACCCTATTCAAGACAGGCAAGACGAAGAATCATATATATGGCAATAGCGGTTGGCGAACATTAAGATTGAAGAAGATGAAAAACAAAAAAGGGAGAGACTATCATGACTGAGATTGCTGCTTTGTTTGTTGTTCTTCCACTGCTCACCTTCTTCATGACGTTTTCTGTATTTGCCGCACTTAACCTAGCAGAAAAGGTGTTCAAGAAGATCGGCAAGGATGATGTATAAATCCCCAAGATATGAAATTGGAGACATTCTCCAGATCAATGGTCGTGGTAACTGCCTCCTTATTGAGGATATACAGGATTATCGCTATCTAATACGTTATCTTTATCGCTCCGATTGCGAAAGACATTGGTATTCGTTTGGTTATATTGAAACTCAAAATCTTAAAAAGCTAACTTAGAATATCTTTACTGTTGACAACAACCAAACAAGATGCCACAATCGCGCAAGATGCGTAAATATAAGGTTGGCGATATCATCAAAGAAACCCCGCGAGGCTTGATAAAGTGGTGGGAATATCACTATCTTGTGAGAGATGTTCGTTATGACCCTAGCATTTATCAAAATACATATGAATTGTTATGCTTAGAGACGGGATATATATTTAACCTATCTGCAAATTCAACAGACGAAGATGAAAATTTTACTAGTACCTGACGAGTATTAATCCTATGTCGATTCAAACTGAAGATATAGTATCTGAGGCATCAATACACAAGATCTGTAATAAGTGTTTGCTAAAAAAAGATATCGAAGAATTTTCTAAAAACAGAAAAGTAAATGATGGTTACGAGAGATTTTGTAGAGTCTGTCTATACGAAAAACATAAAAAATACAAAACAAAACTAAAAAAGACAGATATTTTAAATTCTATAAAAAATAAAAACAATCTACCAGGCAAAAGCTTTAGAGTCATAAAGAGTTTAGAATCTAAAGTTCGGTTAGCCAACAGAGTTACCGCAAAAACACAGAAAACAAAAGCCTATCTAATAGAATGCGACTGTGGTCGCCAGCGTGAGTGTTTTATTTATGATATAAATAAAATTACTTCTTGTGGAGATAGAGAATGTTTGTTTCACGTAAATAAAAAAAGGGCCGAGAATAGTATATTAAAAGAAACTGACGAATCTGGCTTTTTCATTAAGAAAAAGGTTTGGAATCTTTATGAGGCAAGCGCACGAAGAAGAAGATTACAGTTTAACATTGAGCCAAGAGATGTATTAGATTTATGGATTAAACAAAGTGGCTTATGTAATAAAACAGGCCACCAGTTGTCGGCAGGGGGAAGAAGCTCTTCTGGTACACATACATGGTCTATTAATAGAATAGATAGTAACAAAGGTTATACAAACGATAATATAGAATTAGTACACAAGTTCTGCAATAAAATTCAAAGCAAACACACAGATGAACAACTAGACACTTTCTGTATAGCAAGAGCTTTATGGATTAAACAAAACATCCCAGAGACATGGATAAGAATAGAGGAAATGATTAAAAGGGATAAAGATGATAGCAAAATATTAGATAATATGTGGAAAGAAGCAATGGAACCAAAAAGCGGCTCCCATTGGAGCAAGGGAAAAAAGTTAAAAAATTCAATCAAAAACAATATTTGACAAACAACGAGACAACACATGTTCAGTATAGGAGACATAACAGCGGCGCATTGTTATGGTCAAATTGTTGGTTCTCACAAGCTCATTCTTGATGAGGAAGAAAGAGATTGGGTTGTGCTAGTCCTTGAATCTGGTAGGGTTGCACGCTATTGTAAGAAGATCATGTCTTCTGAGAATGTTAAGGTCGCCTAATGGAAATGGAAGATTTCATTAAACACTCACCAAGCTACTCTGTTGGCGACATTTTAGAACTAGTAGATTACGATAAAGTCTTGCTTATTGAAGATATAGACAATTATCGTTATTATTATAGAAATTTACTTGACAACACCACCGGAAATGACACTTTTTTCTATATTGATATCCACAGACTTATTGTCAAGGTGGGATAATGCAAACTAAATATCAAATAGGTGATATTATCCATGGTTACATTGCTTACACAGCGCTAGACCATCATTATCTTATAGAGGATATAAAAGATGGTGAATATTATGTCGTAAATTGTTTAAATGACGGTAACATATACAAAACACAAGTTCAGTATATCGATGAAAGTATAAATGTTTACAAGAAAGTTGCCTAATGAGCAAAGCAGACCGCCACAAACCAAGATACTCAATCGGTGATCTTACTTATCGTATTGAAAGCGATGAATATTTTCTCATTGAGGACATCACGGTTGACATGATGGGTCAAGAGTGGTACCATGTTCGTTGCTTGAAGGACAACAGGACTTACACGCTCTCATGCTACACTTTCGACCACAACGGAATAGTGAGGGCGGCATGATGGTAACCAAGTATCAAATAGGTGATATCATCAAGTACAATTGGTCAGAAAATCTATATTTAATAGTAGAAATTGAACCATCCAGTCCTGAAAACGTCAACGGGGCATACCATATGCATAATCTAAGCACCGATACAATGCACAAAGAGCCCTCCGATTTTGTGGACTCACTATACGTTGTTTCAAGAGTAGCCTAAATGATAACAAAATATCAAATAGGCGACATCCTAACAAACAATGAAGATTATTACCTTGTAGAGGATATAGGAACAGATGTGTTATATGGAAACACTCTCTACACAAAAACAAAAGAGTTTTGCTATATTATGCGTAGATTAGCAGATTGGAGATCTTGCATAGCAAAAGTTGTTGACTTTGACACAAGCACTTACATCAAACCGGTAGCTTAAATGAACACCAGGTATCAAATAGGCGATATTCTAACAGACGGCCACAACCACATCCTCATAGAAGATATAGAAATTAGTGAAATATCGTTATGGTCAGGTGCGGACAAACAGATAGGTTATTACATCCTGTTGAGGTTGGAAGATGGTGCGGTCATCCACGCAAGGACGGAAGCAGTAGACGAGAACAGGAACTTGAAACTTGTGCAGGAGGGGAAGGGGGAACAGAAGGAGCAGGGGGGGCCACACAAGGGCCGCATGATGACTATATCCAGCTATAACAAATAATAAATATAAGTAACAGAACTAATAGAACCAATAGTAATAATAATAACAATACCAACAACAACACCAGAAGAAGAAGTAGAAGGAGGGGAGGGTCTAGTACCACCAGGATTGGTAGAAGGAATAGGATAACCCCCAATAGCCCCAGCACCACTAGCACATCCAGTAGAGGATGGAGATGTATAGATATACATTCACAGCAGTAGCAGCAGCAGGGGGAGGGGGATCGGTAACATGTTGTTGTTGTTATTGTTACCACTAATAACAGTGCTAGCAATAGTGCAAGATTGATAGAATAGTGGAGTGGATCCCCTGATAGAAAGGGGATCCATTATAGGGGAGATGTTATAGAATAGATAAAAAAGATGAATACCTTCCCTATAAGCTATAAAGGAAGGTGTTTCCCCTATTTCAGCCGGCTATAGTTTAAGATATAGTATATCTACATGTTTGCCATTATAAAAAGGTATATAGAGGGTAACAAAATATGAGGGTAGTGGGGGAGGGTAAAAAACCCCTATAAAAATAGATGTTTTCGCATCATCACCCCTACGAAACCCTATAGAAATAGGTATATCCCGATTTTCAAAAAAATAATATTTTATATCCCCTATAAAAATAGGCAATACGTGAACACACATAGACATTACTGTCTATAAAAAAGGTGATAAAAATGTCTAAAAAACGAATTTGCTAATTAGTGAACTTTTTAATAATTACATATATTATTTCGCACAATGTCACATATCGTACAATAGCATCGGCTGCGCCCATTGTCAAGAGTCGAACAAATGCCTATTTTCAACAATAAGTAAAATTTATTGAGTAGAAAAAGGTGCGGGATGGGGGGCTAGTCTGGTGAAAAAGCACTTTTTTCCTCTACTCAGAAAAAGACGAAAAAGGGTGGGCGAGCCCCCCAAACCCCCACTTTTTCAGCAGGGGCCGGGGGAATCCGATGTGGCTAGGACTTGACAGCCTTCCGACTGAGCATGGTCTTCATATGGTCGCGGATACTGACACCATCCACCGTCAACTTGTGAAGGGTAAGAATAAACGGCAGAAGATCCTTGTCGCTTGACACAGAAGTATAGAACTTCATGGCAGCCTCGCTGGGTAGGGTCAGGTAGTAGCGACCGATGTTGCTGATCTGACTCTCGGTCAACTCACCCTTCAGCTTGCCAGAAGAAATAAACTTGTCAACCATAGCAACGTGTTCATTCAGCTTGAAACCCTTCGTCTTCCCAACACCATCGCGGAGGATATCGTCAGGGGTCACAAGGTTTTCATACTTGTCGGCATGGTCGCGGAGAGCGATGGCCGCCTCAAAGCCAACGAAACCATTTGCAAGATTATAGACAGTGTTTAGATTGGCCTTGAACTCACCCGTCAGGAGCTTGGCGGAATCCACAGTGTGGCTCAGACGCTCCCATGAACGGCGGGAGGGGTAGACCTTGCCCGGCTCAAACTCCTTGCGATGCTCAAGGTGGGCGGGATTGTGACGGATGAAATCAAGGATCACCTCATTGAGGCGACCAACACCATAAGTCAACCAATCCTCGACAGACGGCTCAACGTCAAAAACAGTCCAGCGGTCAAGCTCGGCAGGGTCCATGTCGTTCACCTGATAATTTGCAGCATGGACGCCACCGTTAACAGCGGCAAAAAGGAGGGTGTCAGGGTGCAGCCTGTGACCATTGAGGGTGCGGCTATCCGCAAGCTGGAAGAAGCCCTGACGGACCTCAGTTGTTGCACGGTCAATCTCGTCCATGAAAAGAACAACAGCCTCACGGCAAGCCTGCTTGTACCAGTCAGGGGGATTCCAAGCGGTCGAGTCACCGTCAATAACAGGGAGGCCAACAAGGTCACCCTCAGTCATCTGCGATGCACGACGCTCGACAACAGGCAAGCCCTTGCCCTTGGCAAACTGGTAAACAAGCTCGCTCTTGCCAACGCCGTGTGCGCCACGGATCATCACGGGGTAACGGCTATCCGCGACAAGGTGGATGAAAGAGTTAAAAGTCTTGAAGTCAATCGCCATGTGCTGCCTCGCTTGTTGACGGCGGGATGCCGTCGATGGGGTGGAATGTACTGCCTGCCTACCTATCTGTCAAGTGTCTGCGGAACTTTTTCTTTTCTCTAGTGCGTCGGAACAAGTGAACATTACAGGGGATGGGGCTGCCGGTCAAGGGTTTGCACGATGGAAAAGGGCAGTATTTAGGGGGCTAGCCCCCCTTGTGACCACCTTTTTCGGGTGGCCGGGGGTTGACAGCCTAGCGCCGCTTCCGCTTTATCTCAATGACAAGCTCGTTTGACTTGAAGTATGGGCTGTTCTTGCCATCCTCGTCAGTCAGCCACAATCGGCGGGTGCGACAGGGGACAGGCGCAGGGGCTTGCATATCAGTTAAAACAATCATTCCATCAATGTGTGGATTCGCATTCACCCACTTCGTCGGGGCATCAAAATCAGTGCCACCGCACATAACCCGCTCGACCTTGTGGGCCTTGCCCTTCTGCCACTCGTAGACAAGAGATTCACCCACCTCAGTATCAAACGGAACAACGGTGAATGTGGCAAGTTTAGAAAGATTGTTCAATTCGGCAAAGAACAATCCAAGCAATTCATCACTGACGCTGCCGCTCTGGTCAATAGCAATTGCAAGGTGGGCGGTGCGGTTCGTCTTCCGCCCGGCATGGATATAAGGGAAACGCTTGTTGATCCGCTTGATCGTGTTGGAGCGGTTGGATCGCTGGCTCTGACCAATGAAGTTTCGGAGGACGGCCCGCCAATCAATGCCACCATTGACGAAACGCATGATCGCCTGCTTCACGCTTTCATGCATATTGCCGAAACCGTTGCTTGCCTTTGCTGCTTGTTCCACACCTTGACGCATCGCCTCGCGGAGCCGTTCCTTGGCGATTGCACGGGTTTCAGCATCAATAGGGTTTAGGCCACCGTCTTCACCCCATCCCTCGTGGGAGTCAAGGGTTTCACCGTTTCCATCCTCTCCACCCTCACCGTCAGCTTCCATCTTGTCCGAAAGCAAATCAAAATATTGTTCAGCGGAGAGGTAATCCTCAAACCCATACTTGCTGGGAAAAACACCCATCTCAGGAATCTCGTCCTTGATGTGGCAATTGATCGCCATATCAGTTGCCATGTTCCACTGGCGGGATATCTTCTTCCCATCGGGCGAGCGACCAAAACAATGCTCAAAAATGAGGTGATAAAACTCATGTTTGAGGACACCTGTCCGCTGCTTCTCAGGGAGCTTGCCCATCCACTCTGGGTTGTATGCAAGATCAAAGTTGCCATCATCGGTGATGCGGACACCGGCAGTTGGCACAATCTTTGACGCCTGCTTGCTCACCTGACGGCTGATTGCCGCAAAGAAAGGCTCATCACGCAGGAGGCGATAGCAGTCGTTCTCAAGGTCGTATTCAGCGTCGCTCATGGAAACCTCAGTGGGTGGAGAGGAGGGGGACCTGTTAGGACTCGTCGGGGAGGATGGGGGCGACCTGTGTTTCGCCACGGGTCAGTCTTTCGGAGATGTGGAAAGGCTTGAGCAACAGTTGACGGTCAATCTCATCTCCACCAGATGGTGACAGGATCTTTGCGGGCTGATTGAAACCGTAATAGTGGGGACCTATATTCTTCTTGAAGGCAGGCAGATCCGCCATGTTGAAATAGGCGATGCTCTTGTTTCCAGTGCCGTCAAGGCTTCTCACATACAGTCTAAGCATAGATCCAAAAGGTCGAGCATGAATCCTTAGATCAGTGTTTGCAAACGAATCGCCATCAAAAGCACTCTGTAGATAGGTTGCAACTGCCTTGGATCGCCGCACATTGTAAAACTCAGCAAAGTTATAGTATGTGTCCGCAAAGGCTTCGTTGATATCATGAACCATGTGCGGCACAGGATTCTCACCATACATATCAGGAACACTGATGATTGCACCCGTGCCAACCCCGCTTTCGATCAGCTTGCGTAGGGTCCAGTAACGCTGGTATCCTACATGGCGACGCGCAGCATCAATTGTTTTTGCTACAGCCTCGCACTTGGAAAAGTTGTGCATCGAACTACGGCAGTACCCGCAACGTCGCGTCGTCATCCTTGCCTCCTGTCCATCCTATGTATCGCAGGGATCGGCTGGTGTCAAGCGGGCCGGTGCAGAAAGAAAAGGCGATAGTTGGGGGGCTGGCCCCCCTTATCCCTACTTTTATGTGGACCTAGGCTACCTTCTTGAATGGGCCACTATTGGCAAGTTCACCACCAAACGGCGATGTGTAGTGATCTGTGAGCCCCTTCTCAAGGTTGAGGATACGGAAACGAT